GGTGGCAGGGGATGACCGGGCGGATTGGCGAAGGGCGTTCGGGCTGTTTCCGGGAGACATCACTTACGTCTGGCACGGTTCGCTACACGCGGCAACTGTGCAGCGGGCGCTGGAGTCGGTTTCCATGGAGATCAGAAGCCAGATCGTGTGGGTGAAACCTCGGTTGGCCATCAGCCGCGGTCACTATCATTGGCAACATGAGGTGTGTTGGTACGCCGTTCGGGAAGGGGCGAAGGCGCACTGGATAGGGGACAAGAAGCAATCGACGGTGTGGGAGTTGAGCGGAGATGACACGGTCGACGGGGGACACGCAACGCAGAAGCCGCTGGAGGCAATGGCGCGGCCACTCAGGAACCATGAGGGGGATGTGTTCGATCCGTTCCTCGGATCGGGGACGACGTTGGTGGCGGCGGAGAATGAGGGGCGGCGCTGCTGGGGGATGGAGATCGAGGCGGGGTATGTGGGGGTGGTGCTGCAGCGGTATCTGGATGCGTTTGGGATTCGAGGTGAGCTATGCCAGTGATTGGCTTTGATGACGAGCGGGTGAGGGATGCGTGGGTGGAGGAGGAGGTTCGGCGGGCAGTGTGGTTCGCGGTGCATGGGGAGCCGGCGGCGGGAACGCTGGCCGCGGCGATGGAGGAGGCACGGGAGGCTATAAGGGCGTTCGTCGACGCGGTGGTGGAGGCGTTGTCGCTGGCGCTCGCACCGCTGATGGAGGCAATCGCGGAGATTTGTGAGGCGGCGCTGGGGCAGATCGAACGGGTATGGGAGTTGATCAAGGGGATGGGGGAGGGGGGGGAGGAGAAGCGGGGGCAGTCGGCGGACAGGAGTCCGCTGGGGCCGCGGCATGTCAATTGTCGTTGTGTGCCGGTGGAGCGGGTTGATCCGGTGCGGGCGGGGAGGACGCGGTGGTGGACGAGGAAGTAGTCAGTAAGCAGTGGGTCAGTAGGCCAGTGAGAGGTGGATGATGGGAGCACGTGGGCCGGCGGCGAAGCCGACAAAGCTGAGGGAGCTGCAGGGGAATCCTGGAAAGAGGCCGTTGCCAAAGGGGGAGCCGCGGCCGGGGGTGACGGGGCGGGTTCCGAGTGCGCCGCGGTGGTTGGGGGAGGAGGCGCGGCGGGAGTGGCGGCGGATTGCGCCGCTGTTGCATCGGGCGGGGCTACTGACGGAAGTTGACGGGGTGGCGCTGGGGATGATGTGTGAGGCGCTGGCGGTGTACCACCAGGCGAAGGAGGCGATGGGGGACGAGGGGTTGATCGTGGTCAGCGACAAGGGGAATAGCTATCAGCACCCTGCGCTGGGAATCATGAACAGCGCCCGGACGGATGTGCTGCGGTGGGCGCGGGAATTTGGGATGACGCCGGCGGCGCGGTCGCGGATTTCGGTAGCGGGGGATGGGGCGGGGGAGATGTCGTTGGCCGATATGTTGTTTCAGGCGGTGGGCGGACAGGAGTCCGGGGAGGGCTGAGTGACGAGCGACGAAGGCCCTCTCCCAGGAGGAGAGGGAACCAGCGTACACGTTCGGTGGCTGCGGCAGTATGCGCGGGGGGCGAGGCGGGCAGCGCAGTCGCAGTCGGGGGCGCAGAGGGCGCGGTCGGAGGAGATGGCCGAGCGGTTGCTGGCGGCGGCGGCGGCGTTGACGGGTTTCCGGTTTGCGGATTATGCGCGGGTGGGGGAGGTGGCGGAGCGGTTGGGGATTCATGTGGAGTCGGCGCGTCGGCTGATGCGGAAGGGGACGTTGCCGGCGGAGAGGGTGGGGGGGCGGTGGTTGGTGCGGCGGGAGGAGTTGGAGGCGTTTGCGAAGGAGTATAAGTGGGGAGGTAGGGAGCGGTGGTGGGAACCGGAGCCGGTGGTGAAGCGGCCCCGCAAACTGGGAGAGGATTCGGAGAGGACGGTGCGGGGGTGGATGAAGGTAGGCTTGACGACTGATGGGCGGGGGGCGGGCGGGTGATGGGCTTCGAGGCGGAGCGGTACGTGGATGAGGTGCTCGACGGCCATCGGGTGGAGTGCCGCTGGGTGAGGTTGGCGTGTGAGAGGCACCGGCGAGATCTGGAGCGCGGAGCGGAGCGAGGGTTGTGGTTTGATGAGAAGGCGGCGCGGCTTGCACTGGCTTTCTTTGGGCTGTTGAGACACTCGAAGGGGGAGTGGGCAGGACAGCCGATCTCGTTGGAGCCGTGGCAGCAGTTTCATTTGTGGAACTTGTTCGGCTGGAAGCGAGAGGACAGAACTCGGCGGTTCAGAGTGAGCTACCTGGAGGTGGGGCGGAAGAACGGGAAGTCGACGATGGGGGCGGGGGTGGGGTTGTACTTGCAGGCGGCGGATGGGGAACCGGGGGCGGAGATCTACACGGCGGCGACAAAGAGAGACCAGGCGAGAATCGTTCACCAGGAGGCGGTGCGGATGGTGCGGCAGTCGCCGGCGCTGGCGCGAGAGCTACGGGTGTTCAAAGACAACATCCATAGCGAGCGGACGTTCAGCAAGTTCGAGCCGCTGGGCCGCGACAGTGGAACGCTCGACGGGTTGAATGTCCACGGGGCTGTCGTCGACGAGCTGCACGCGCACAGCAACGGCGATATGTGGGACGTGCTGCAGACGGCGACGGGGGCGCGGCGGCAGCCGCTGTTGTACGCGGTCACCACCGCCGGCAGTGATCGGCAGTCGATCTGTTGGCAGTTCCACGATTACACCGAGAAGGTGTTAAGCGGGGTGCTGGAAGACGACGCGTGGCATGGGATGATCTTCACGCTCGACCGAGACGCGGAGGGGTTGCTCGATGACTGGGAGGTGGAGGAGAACTGGTACAAGAGCAATCCGAATCTGGGGGTGAGTAAGAAGGTTGAGGATTTGAGAGACAAGGCGCGGGTGGCGAAGGGGATGCCGGCCAGACTCAATGGGTTCCTGCAGAAGGAGTTGAACATTTGGACGCAGGCCTCGACGAGGTGGATCGACCCGGAGGCGTGGCGGGCGTGCGGCTGGGGGGAGGTTGATGAGGAGGCGCTCGTCGGGCGGGAGTGTTGGGGTGGGTTGGACTTGTCGAGTACTATGGACGTGTCAGCACTTGTCTGGGTGTTCCCACCAGCGCCAGGGGGAACAGAGGGGCACGGGCGATATGACGTGCTCTGCCGGTTTTGGGTGCCAGAGGAGAATGTGCTGGAGCGTGTGCGGCGGGATCGGGTTCCTTACGACGTCTGGATTCGGCAGGGTTGGATAAGCACCACGCCGGGGAATGTGATCGACTACGACTTTATCTTGAATCAGGTGAGGTTGGACATGGCACGGTTTCGAGTGCGAGAACTGGCGTTCGATCCGTGGAATGCGACGAGCACCAGCAACAAGTTGATGGAGGAGGGGGTGAACATGGTGGAGTTCCGTCAGGGATTCGTGAGTATGAATCCGGCTATGAAGTCGTTGGAGGTGGCGGTAGCGCAGAGGAGGCTGAATCATGGGGGCAACCCGCCGTTGGCATGGATGGCGGATAACTTGGTGGCGACGAGCGATCCGGCGGGGAACTTGAAGCCGGACAAATCAAAGAGCACGGAAAAGATCGACGGGATGGTCTCATTGTTGATGGCGTACCATCGGGCGATTCTGGCGAAGGGGGGAGTGGTGGCGTCAGTGTATGCGAAGAGAGGGTTGAGGACGCTGTGAAAGTGACGAGTTACGAGCGACGAGTGAAGAGTGAAGAAGAGCAGGGGGGCGGGGGGCGGGGGCGGGAGCGAGGGGAGAGAAGAGGAGAAGCGGCCGGTGAGTTTGGGGGCGGCGCTGCTGTTCTTCTTCGGGTTGGGGCGGGGTGTGGGGCGGTAGTGATGGGGGCGGTGTTCTTCTGGCCGTGGATGCTCAAGGGGGCGGAGTGGGTGGGGTGGGTAGTGCGGACGCATCCAGGGCTGGTGATGGTGGTATTGATTGTGGTGGCGGTGGGGGCGTTGCGGTTGGCGCGGTGGGTGGATGAGAGGGGGCAGTAGGCAGTATCCAGTATTCAGTGGGTCAGTAGTCAGTGGGGTTGAGATGGATGTTGTGCTGAGTCGAGAGGAGATGGAGTTGCTGGTGTGGTTGGCGCGGGGGTATGACGTGGCGCATATTGCGGAGCGGACGTGCTATAGCGAGGGGTGGATTTACACGCGGCTGCGGAATGTGCGGGTGGCGTTGGGGGTGAGGACGGATGTGGGGGCGGTGGTGGAGGGGTTGCGGTTGGGGGTGATTGGGTTGCCGGCTGAGGAGGAGATTTGGCGATGACGAAGATGACGCCGGCGATGGAGAAGTGGCAGGAGCGGTTGGCGGCGGGGTATACGATTCGGCGCGGCTGCGGATGGGGGAGCGGGGATACCTGGTGTGGGGGCCGGCGTTGTTCAACTCCGAGGGAAGTTTCGTTCAGAACGTGCGGCGGGACACGCTGAGGAAGATGATGCGGTTGGGGATTATCGGCGATGGCGATGCAGACATCGATGGGAGGGTGGCGGGGCAGGGCAAGGACGCATATGGCACAGACGACGCAGCCCTCGATGTCGCCCCGGCCGGCGGGCCCGAACGACACATGGATCGAGATTCGGAGTAGCCGGGGGCGGTTGCTATGCCGGTTGGACGTCGAGCGGATGCTGCTGGAGGTGAAGCCTAAGGGACAACCGGCGGAGTTGGTGGATCTGCGCCCGCATTTGGGGCACTGTTGCCGGCAAGAGTGCAATAAGTTAATTGACCTGACCGCGGTGGCGGTTGTAGACTGACAGTAGTTGGAGAGCGCCCTGAGCGCCGAGGCGAAGGCCCAAAGAGGCCCGCGCCGCGGCGCTTTTTGTTTGTCTATGGACGGCTACGACGCGATGGGAGCAGTTGGGTTGGTGCTGGTGACGGCGGGGTGTTACCTCGTGTGGCCACCGTTGGCGCTGCTGGTGCCGGGGGTGGCGCTGCTGGTCGTGGCGGTGGTGGGGGCGGGCAGGAGGGGGCGCTGATGGCAGGGGTGTTGGTTAGGTTGTTGAGGCCCTCGATGGAGCGCCGTTGGCCGACCGATAGACGGTCGGCTTTGAGCGTGATGAGCGGTTTGAGGGGGGCCGGGGGGGCGGGGACGGCGAGTGGGGTGGCGGTGACGCCGGAGGGGAGTCTGGCGGTCACGGCGGTGTTCGCGTGTGTGCGGGTGCTGGCGGAGACGGTGGGGAAGTTGCCGCTGCGGGTCTATGAGGTCTTGGAGGGCGGGCTGCGGGAAGCGCCGGAACACCCGTTGTCGTGGTTGCTGGGGCTGGCTCCTAATCCGGAGATGACCAGTCAGAACCTGCGCGAGGCGCTGATGGTTCATCTGGCGCTGTGGGGGAATGGGTATAGCCAGATCGAGTGGGATCGGGCCGGCCGGCCGGCGGCGCTGTGGCCGTTGCGCCCGGATCGGATCGAGATGAAGCGCGAGGGGGGGCGGCTGCTATACGTGTGTGAGCAGGCGGAGGGGGGCAGGGTGGTACTGCCGGCGGAGGACGTGCTGCACGTGCGCGGGATGGGGATGACGGGGTTGGCGGGGTATTCGCCGATTCGACTGGGGCGGGAGTCGGTGGGGCTGGCCAAGGCGTCGCAGGAGTACGCGGCACGATTTTTCAGCAACGACGCGACGCCAGGAGGGCTGCTGATGCATCCCGGGGTGCTCGGAGATGAGGCGCATCGGAATCTGCAGAACAGCTGGGACGCGCGGCACCAGGGGGTGGGCAATAGCCACCGACTGACCATCCTGGAGGAGGGGATGTCGTATCAGCAGGTGGGGGCGACGCCGGAGTCGGCGCAACTGCTGGAGACGCAGAAGGCGATGAGGCTGGAGATCGCCAGTATGTTTCGTGTGCCGCCCCACATGATCGGGGAACTGGATCGGGCTACGTTCAGCAACATCGAGCACCAGGCGATCCAGTTCGTCGAGGACACCATCTCGCCGTGGTTGGTGAGGTGGGAGCAGGCGCTGAAGAGATCGTTGTTGATGCCGGCAGAGTATGGCCGGTATGAGATTCGGTTTGACGAGAGCCAGCTGCTACGCGGCGATATGCTGAGTCGTAACCAGGCCCATGCTATCGCGGTGCAGAACGGATGGATGAGCCGGAACGAGGTGCGGCTGCGGGAGAATCTCAACGCGTTTGAGGGTGGGGATGAGTTCTTGTTGCCGTTGAATATGGCCCCTGCAGGAGCAAGGGATGCAGGGGAGACGGAAGAGGAAGACCCTCTCCCTAACCCTATCCCAGAGGGCGAGGGAACTAGAGAGGCCAGGGGGCGACGGAGTGCTGGGGAGCGGCAGAAGCTGGCGGGGAAGTATCGCAAGCTCTATAGGAGCGCGCTGGCGCGGGTGCTGCGGCGGGAGGCGGCCGACGTGGGGGCGGCGGCGAAGCGGCTGTTGGGGAAGCGCGGGCGGGGGGAGTTTGAGCAGTGGCTGGAGGAGTTCTATCGGGAGCATCAGGGGTTCGTGGTGGAGCAGGTGAAGCCGGCGGCGGAGGCTTTCGCAGGGGACGTGGGGCGGGAGGCGGGAGAGGAGATCGACGAGGGGGAGCCGGAGCCGGAGGCGATGGGGCGGTGGCTGAGGGCGTACCTGGCGGCGTTTGCCGCGCGGTTGGCGGCGCAGCAGCAGGATCGGGTGCATCAGGCGTTGGAGCAAGAGGACCCGGCCGCGGCGCTGGAGGAGGAGCTGAGCCGGTGGCGGGAGACGCGGCCGGATGACGTGGCGGGGGAGGAGGTTGTGCGGCTGGGGAATGCGGTGGCGGTGTTTGTCTATGGACTGTTCGGGGTGGGGTATCTGCGGTGGGTGGCGAGCGGGGGGGATACGTGCCCGTACTGTCGGGCGCTGGATGGGCGCGTGGTGGGGATTCGGGAGGCGTTTCTGAGTCCGGGGTCGTTTCTGCCGGAGGGGGCGTTGGAGGCGTTGACGGTGACGCGGCGGGTGGGGCATCCGCCGGCGCATCGGGGGTGTGATTGTCTGGTGGTGGCGGCCTAAGAAAGTGATCAGTGGTCAGTGGCCAGTGGTCAGTAAGAGAGGGTGAGATGGGCGTGCAGGTGATCAGGGCGTTTGTGGGGGAGAGCGGGAAGGCGTGGGAGTTTGACGTGGGCGGACAGGGAGTCGGCGGACAGGAGTCCGCTGGGCGGTCGGCGGTGCTGTGGGTGCAGGCGCAGGTGGCCTCGACGAACACGGCGGACTTCTCGCTTGAAGTGGGGGGAGTGGCGGTGGACGGGGAGGCGTTGACGTGGGGCCCATTGGCGGGGGAGACGTTGGTGGGGACGAACCGGCGGTATCGGGGTGGGGTTTGGGCGACGCCGGCGCTGCCGGCGCGGGTCACGATTGCGTGTGGGCGGGCGGCGTCGGTGATGGCGTTTGTGGGGCTGGTGGATGAGCCGGAGCCGGTGAGGGAGAGGCGGGAGTTGAGCGTGGTGGTGCGGGAGTTGGCGGCGGGGGAGACGCATGAGGTGCGGTATGTGCGCCCCGGCGAGCTGGTGATGAAGGAAGGGGGCGGGGGGATCGATTGGGAGAAGACGCCGTTCGTGGCGCATGGGTTTGTGATCGAGGGATGAATTATGAGCGGCACACAGGAAAACGGCCGTAGGGACGCGCTGGGGACGATCCATGAGGTGCGGGCCATTGAGGGGGAGATTCGCGCGGCCGGCGGGGAAATTGCGGGGTATGCGGCCGTGTTTAACCAGACGGCGGAGATTCTGCCGGGGTTCCGGGAGGTGATCCGGCCGGGGGCGTTTGCTCGCTCCATCGAGGAGGGGGCGGACGTGCGGGCGTTGTGGAATCATGACGCCAACTACGTGCTGGGGCGGCGGGCCAGTGGGACGCTGGCGATCCAGGAGGATGAGCATGGGCTGCGGTATGTGATTCGGCCGCCGGAGACGACGTGGGCGAGGGATCTGCAGGAGAGCATCGGGCGGGGGGACGTGAGTCAGAGTTCGTTCGCGTTCATCGTGAGACAGGAGCGGTGGACGCAGGACGCGGAGGTGGGGTTGACGCTGCGGGAGTTGCTGGATGTCGATCTGATCGACGTCAGCCCGGTGACGTACCCGGCTTACGAGGGTACGTCGGTGGGGCTGCGGGCGGCGCTGGTGAGGCATCTGGCGGGCCAGGTGCGGGGGTTGGAGTTGGGGCTGGTGCAGGAGATTGTGGATGAGATGCTGAAGGCGCGAGGCGGCAACCAGGTGGTCGGCGGACAGGAGTCCGCTGGGGCCTCGCCAGCGGCGCGGGTGAGCACGCAGGAGCGGCTCGCGGTGCGGCGGCGGCGGTTGCGCTTAGCTACGAGCTACGAGTGACGAACGACGAGTGAAGAGACGGCGTTCGCCGGACGGGAGTCCGGTGCGCCTTACTACGAACGAGAGGTGTGAGATGACTCTGAATGAGATGAGACGGCAGCGGGCGGGGTTGGTGGAGCAGGCCCGGGCGTTGCTGGACGCAGCCGACGCGGCCGAGCGTGGGCTGTCGGCGGAAGAGGAGCAGCAGTACGCGCAACTGGAGGGGCAGATCGAGGCGCTGGCCCAGGACATCCAGCGTCGGGAGACGGTGCAGGGGTGGCAGCAGGAGCTGGCGCGGCCGGCGGGCGAGGCGCTGCGGCCGGACGCGGGTATCGGAATGAGCAACCGCGAGCGGCAGCGGTACAGCCTGGTGCGGGCGATCAACGCGGCGGTGCGCGGCGACTGGCGGGGGGCAGAGTTGGAGGCGGAGGCGAGCGAGGCCACGGCGCGGGCCGTCGGCCGGCAGCCGCAGGGGTTCTTCGTGCCGTATGACCTGCTCGCCGGCGGGGCGACGGGAGTCGCCTCGGAATCGGTGCAGGTGCGGACAGGGCGCGGGTTCCAGTACGTCCCGGCCGGCCGCGCGGAGCGGCGCGATCTGAGCGTGGGGACGGATGGGGCCGGCGGGCACACCGTGGCGACGGAGCTGATGGCGTCGTCGTTCATCGACATGCTGCGGAACGCGATGATGGTGCAGCGGGCGGGGGCGCGGTTCATGTCGGGCCTGGTGGGCGACGTGGCTATCCCGCGGCAGACGGGCGGGGCGACGGCGTACTGGGTGGCGGAGAACAACGCGCCGACGGAGAGCACGCACGCCTTCGACCAAGTGACGATGGCCCCGAAGACGGTAGGGGCGTTCAGCGACATCACCCGGAAGCTGCTGTTGCAGAGCAGCATCGACATCGAGGAACTGGTGCGGCGCGATCTGGCGACGGTGCTGGCGCTGGCGATTGACAAGGCGGCGCTGCATGGGAGCGGCTCGTCGAATCAGCCGACGGGCATCGCGGCCACCTCTGGGATTGGGAGCGTCGCCGGCGGGACGAACGGAGCAGCGCCGACCTACGCGAATCTGATCGCGCTGGAGACGGAGGTGGCGCAGGACAACGCCGACGTGGGTCGCGTGGCCTACATGACGAATACGAAGGTGCGCGGGAAGCTGAAGTCGACGGTCATCGGCACCGACCAGCGGATGGTGTGGGGCGAGGGCGGGACGCCGATCAACGGCTATCCGGCGTGGATCACGAACCAGGTGGCGAGCGACCTCACGAAGGGCAGCGCGAGCGGCATCTGCTCGGCGATCTTCTTCGGCAACTGGGGCGACCTGATGGTGGGCATGTGGGGCGGGTTGGACATCCTGGTCGATCCCTACACGGCGTCGACGACCGGGACGGTGCGGGTGATCGCGCTGCAGGACGTGGACGTGGCGGTGCGGCAGCCGGCGTCGTTCGCGGCGATGCTGGATGCGCTGACTTCGTAGGAGCAGGGGGGCGGGGGTGCAGGGGAGCAGGGGAGATGAAGAGGCCGGCGGGGGCGTGGGCGCAGGGGACTGCGCTCAGCGCCCTCGCCGGCGGGAGAAAGACGGGATGAAGATCAAGATGCTGCGGAACGTGCTGGTGGATACGCAGCACTGTGAGGCGGGGTCGGTGGTGGAGGTGGAGGAGATGCTGGGGGAGGCGTTGGTGCGGTGGGGGAGGGCGGTGGCGGTGGAAGAGGAGACGACGAACGACAGACCGCAGACCGCGGCTGGAGAGGCGGTGATTGAGACGGCGACGCGGCCGGCGGCGCAGAGACGGAAGAAAGGAGAGCTGTAGAGATGGGAACGATTAGTCCGCAGGTGATCAGTTTGAGTGGGTTGGCTCCGACGTTCGCGGCGGTGGCGGCCGGGGGCGACGAGGTGACGAACGACGGCAACGTGTACGTGGAGATCGTGAACAGCCACGCGAGCAACAGCTACACGGTGACGGCGACGACGCCGGCCGATGTGGATGGGGTGGCTATCGAGAATCCGACGCTGACGGTGCCGGCGCAGAGCCGACGGAAGTGGGGGCCGTTCAAGCCGTCGACGTTCAACAATGCGAATGGGCGGGTGGCGTTGAGCTACGCGGGGACGGCTCCGGCGACGGACCTGACTATCGGGGCGTTCAAGGGAGTCTAGCGAACGACGAGCGACGAACTACGAACTACGAGTGAAGAGTCAGTAGGTCAGTGGGTCAGTAGGTCAGTCAGATGGCGTTGGTGATGTTGACGGGGCCGGCGGAGGAGCCGGTTAGTGTGGAGGAGGCGAAGGCGCACTTGAGGGTGAGCACTTCGGCCGACGACGCGCTGATCGGCTCGTTGATCGCGGCGGCGCGGGAGCACGTGGAGGCGCGCTGCCGGCGGGCGCTGGTGACGCAGGTGTGGGATCGGTACTTAGATGCTTTCCCGGCCGGGGAGGAGATCGAGCTGGCGATGCCGCCATTGAGGTCGGTGGAGAGCGTGACGTTCTTCCGCGAGGATGGGACGTCGGGGGTGATGTCGTCGCTGGAGTATGTGGTGGATGCGGTGGGGGAGCCGGGGGCGGTGGTGCTGGCGAAGGGGGCAGGGTGGCCGTCGGCGGAGCTGAGGCCGCGGAATGGGGTGAGGGTGCGATTCGAGTGTGGATATGGGGGGGCGGGGGAGGTGCCGCGGGCGATCCGGCAGGCGGTGTTGTTGATCGTGGGGGCGCTTTACGAGAACCGCGAGCAGGTGATCGTGGCGCAGGGGGTGAACCTGGCGCTGCTGCCGTTTGGAATTGAGGCGTTGTTGGCCCCGTTCCGGGTGATGAGGTGGTTGTAGTAGTGGACGGGGTGGACGTAGTGGACGAACACGGACGAACAGGAGCCGCGAGATGAGGGCGGGATGGTTGAGGCATCGGGTGGAGGTGCTGGCGAAGGAGGCGAGCCGGGATTCGTTTGGGGCGGAGGTGATCACGTGGGTGACGGCGGCGACGGTGTGGGCGTCGGTGGAGCCGCTGAGGGGGCGGGAGTATATCGAGGCGAAGCAGGGGCAGGTGGAGGTTAGCCACCGGGTGGTGATGAGGGCGTTCCCGGCCGTGGATAGCTCGATGCGGATGCGGTTGGCGGGGGGGCGGGTGTTGGAGATTGAGTCGGTGATCAATCCGTTGGAGAGGGGGGAGCGGCTTGAACTGATGTGTCGGGAGATGGTGGAGAAGTAAGAAGTAGGCAGTAAGCAGTATTCAGTGGGGCGGTTAGATGGCGAGTGGGATTCGGATTGAGATTCAGAATCTGGGTGAGGTGAAGAGGCTGATCGAGCAGCTGGGGCCGCGGGCGAAGGCGGTGCTGCCGGCGGCGGTTGAGGCGGGGGCGGGGGTGTTGCGGGACAAGATGGCGGCGAAGGCTCCGGGGGATGGGATTGGGGTGGAGATGGATGGCAGTACGGCCTACGTGGGGCCGACGAAGGAGAAGTTCTACTACGTCTTTTTTGAGACGGGGACGAGCACGCACAAGGTGGAGCCGGGGGCGAAGAAGGCGTTGAAGTTCGGGGAGAGGTTCGCGGCGCGGGCGTTTCCAGGGGGGATTGCGCCGCGGCCGTTTATGCGGCCGGCGGTGGATGAGGGGAAGGATGCGGTGGCGGTGAAGATCGGTGAAGTGATTCAGGCGGCGCTGGAGTGATAAGTGGCGGAGTTGGAAGAGGCGGTGTACGCGATTTTGACGGAGGACGCGGCGGTGGGGGCGCTGGTGGGGACGCGCGTCTATCCGCAGGTGATTCCGCAGGATGTGGCACTGCCGGCGGTGGCCTATAGCCGGATTAGCACGAGGCGGGTGAAGAAGCGGGAGCGCAGGGAGTTGGCGCGGGCGAGGGTGCAGGTCAATGCGGAGGCGAGCAGTTACGCGGGGGCGAAGACGCTGGCGGCGGCGGTGGTGGGGGCACTGGACGCGGTGCAGCGCACGATAGCCGGGGTACAGGTGCAGGGGAGTTGGCCGGAGGGGGAGGGGGATGAGTATGGAACGACGGATGGGATTTACGGGGTGAGGCAGGATTTCATGTTCTGGTTTCGGGAGGCAGTGTGAGCAGGAGCAAGATCAGCCGGGATGAGATGCGGAGACGCATTGAGGCGAAGGAGGGGGGGGAGGGGGTGGCCACGCCCCCGACGTCGCCGCCCGTTTCGGTGACGGTGTGGGCGGGGTGGGAGAACTATGAGTGTCAGTTGTGCGCGTATGCGACGCTGGACGTGGGGGCGATGGTGGGGCATCTGAAGGCGGTGCATGGGTGGAGGGAAACGACGAGTTACGAGCGACGAGTTACGAGTGAAGAGGCGTTGGCGGGCGGGAGTCCGCTCGGCGAGGACGAGATTAGTCAGGATGAGGTGATGTGATGACGACAGGTGCGTTGGCTGGATATGGGGTGCTGCTGAAAGTCGGCGACGGCGGCAGTCCGGAGACGTTTACGACGATTGCCGAGGTGCGTGACATTGAGGGGCCGGAGCTGGAGGCGGAGGCGAAGGAGGTGACGAGCCACGATTCGCCGGGCGGGTGGCGTGAGTACATCACGACGCTGCTGAGCGGGGGCGAGGTGAGCTTCGACCTGAATTTCATTCCGACGCACGCGACGCACAGCCCGAGCACGGGTCTGGTGAAGCTGCTGCGGTCGCGGACGCTGCGGAACTTCCGGCTGGTGTTCCCGGACGTGGCGGCGACGGCGTGGACGTTCGCGGCGCTGGTGGTGGGGTTCAAGCCGAGCGGGCCGGTGGAAGACGAGTTGTCGGCCGAGGTGACGCTGCAGGTGTCGGGCGAGCCGACGCTGGAATAGGGGCTAGGGGCCAGGGGCCAGGGAAGAAACGGATTGGCAGGGGGCGGCTTGTCGCCGCCCCGCCGGCCAGTGAGTAGACGGAGGACATGATGTTGCTGACGAGAGAGCAGATTCTGGGGGTGGCGGATCTGGGGCACGAGGACGTGGACGTGCCGGAGTGGGGTGGGTCAGTGCGGGTGGGGATGCTGACGGGCATGGAGCGGGATGCGTTTGAGCAGGAGATTGTGGTGCGGACGGGGAAGAAGACGCACCTGAACCTGAACAACATCCGGGCGCGGTTGGTGGCGCTGTGCGTGGTCGACGGCGACGGGCAGCGGATATTCAGCGAGACGGACGTGAAGGCGCTGGGCAGGAAGTCGGCCGTGGCGCTGAACCGGGTGTTCGAGGTGGCGCAGCGCGTGAACGGTCTGACGGAGCAGGACATGGAGGAGCTCGCGGGAAACTCCGCGAACGGCCAGAGCGGAGATTCTACTTCCGACTAGCTCTGGCCCTCGGCATGTCGGTTGCCGAGCTTCTGAGTCGGACTAGCAGCCGGGAACTGTCGGAGTGGATGGCGTTCTACGAGCTGGAGCCGTTTGGTGACGAGAGAGCCGACCTCCGGGCGGGGATCGTCGCCAGCACGGTGGCGAACGTGAATCGGGACCCGAAGAAGAGCAAGCCCTACGCGCCCCAGGACTTCCTGCCGCGATTTGAGGGGGGGCGGGGGGATGAAGCGCCGGGGTGGCAGAAGCTGTTGGCGAAGGTGAAGATGTTGAATGCGGCGTTTGGCGGACGGGAGAAGTGATCAGTGGCCAGTGGTCAGTAATCAGTAGGTCAGTGGGGGGCCGCGCGGAGGTGGGGATGAGAGCATGAGTTGACGACGTTGGCCGAGTTAGTCGTCGCGTTAGTCGGCGACACAAGCAGCTTCGAGCAGGCGATGACCGGCGCTGGGTCGTCGCTGGACGCGTTGGGGTCGAAGATGACCAGCGTGGGCGCGGGGCTGACGGCGGGGTTGTCGCTGCCGCTGGCGGGGGTGGGGG